TCCGCGTCGGCCACCGTTTGCACGGTCTTCGCGCGGGCGGCCTGGGCATTGGCGCTGGCTTCCTCGGCCATCGACAGCAGGGCCTGCGCCTGCGGGTCGGGCTGCTGGCCGGCGGCCTCCTGCGCCAGTTCGGCCTTCTCCTCCTCGGTCGGCTTGACGATGCCCAGGCGCACGCCGCGGCGCCGCGCCCATTCCTGCACGTCGGACAGGCCCTCGCCTTCGATGTTGGCCAGCGCCACCATCGACAGCGCCTGCAGCGTCTCCGGGTCTTGCGTCATGCCCATGAGGCCGGTGACGGCGCGCACGGTGGCCGCGCGCTTGCTGCTCGAGGACGGGCCGACATCGACCACCACGTCGAAGGTCGCCTTGCTGATGTCGTTCTCGACCTCTTCGCGCGCCGTCTCTTCGTCGTACACGGGGCGGTTCAGCACCACGCTCGACGCCTTGCCATCCGCGCCGATGGTCTTCATGCGGCGCTCGGGCTCGATGGCGATGTCGCGCATCATCGACAGCCAGATTTCGCCGCACCGCTTCATGCTCTTGGCCAGGTTGCTCATGTAGATGAACACCTGCATGTCCAGCCGGTTCTGGATCAGCTCGACGGCCTTGCCGGACAGGTTCGGCTGGATCTTCTCGCCCTGCTGCTGGTTGCCCAGCAGATCCTGCAGCGCCTGCTCGGCGATCTGCGCCAGGGCGGCCATTGCGGGCGGGATGTTCGGAGCCTTGGTGTAGGCGACCGGGCCGGGCGGCATCGTCTGCCCGTTCTGGTCGGTCATGGCGTTGACCAGAAGGTACGGGAACTTGTCCACGTTGTCCCGCGCCCACATCGTCGCGTGGCCGGCGACTTGCTCGGGCGTGAAGATCGGCTTCTCCACGTCAAAGCGGCCAGCCATCTCGCCCAGCCAGGACAGCAGCATGTTCAGCAGACGCTGCGCATCCTTGGCCAGCCGCACGTGGCCCATACACCGCTCGACGCCATCGACCACCCACCGCTTGCCGTACACCGGCACGATGGGGATGTGGCGGCCGGCGATTTCCTCGCCTTCGGTCAGCATCTTGCCGCCGCTCATCAGGTACTTCATGACCTTGCGGCGCTTCACGCGCTTCTCGCGCACCTCGCGGAAACCCGTGGCCAGCAGCTCGTCCAGCTTCTCGGGGTCGGCGTCCAGATCGCGCTGCGGGACGGCCATCTCTTCCTCGTCCAGCCCGACGAAGTAGCGCACCAGCTCGGAGTCTTCCTCGATCCGGTAGTGCTCGCAAATCCAGGTCAGGTCGGCCGTCGTCCAGTCGAACAGCCACGGCTGCGCCTCGCGCGGCCAAGCGATGGGGTCGTCTTCGTACTTCTTGCGATACGCCTTCGTCGGCATCGGCGTGAGCACATAGCACCGATCGGCGTCGGCCTTGTCGTACCGCTTGGCGCCCAGGTCGAAGAACACGCACGTGTCGGCGTCGAAGATGGGCTCCATGACCACGCGCTGCCGCGTGTCCTCGTCGTCGTCCTCGTCTTCGTAGCAGGCCCGCAGGCGCCAGGCGCCGACGCCGCCGCCCACCGCTTCCTCGAAGGCGTTGTCGTATGCCTCGTCGGCGCTGCACCGCTGCTCGTCGGCGCGGTAGAGGCCGTCGCAGGTGTCAGCCATGTCGTTGTCGTCGCCGTCCTGCGGCTGGAAGTCGACGGTGATCCGGTTGGCGCGGTACTCGTTGAAGATGCGGATGACCGCGAGGTGGACCTTGTTGAACTCGAAGCGCGCCCGGTTGGCGAACTGCTCGCCGACAGGCCCGTCCCACTGCTGGCCGGCGACGGAGTAGAAGCGCCGGTCCTCGACGGCGGCCATGCGCTCGTCACGCAGCGCGGCCCAGATGTCGTCGAACTCTTCCAGCGCCTCGCGGTGAATGCGGGCTAGCCGTGCTTCCTTGCTCTCGCGTGCCATAGCGCGTCCCTGTCAGGGTCGTGCGCTGCTGGCTGCGCGGTACTCAGCGGGCCGGCTGTGCGCCGGTCGGGCGCCCGCATTATCGGGCGTAGGGGCCGGTTTGGCACATTCGTCGGGGGACCGGCAGCTTGCCCCGGATGCAACGGCTTTCGCCTCCCATGTGCCATGGGCGCTGACGCATTCAGTCTTTCAGCCTCCGCGCGTACTCGCTCAGCAGCTCCTGCGCGATGAACTGGATTCCGTAGGCTCCCTGCTCAATGCCTGGCGCGGTCTCGCCGATGCTCCGGCAGTAGCGCTGCCAGACGTGCACGGCTTCGTGAACCAACACGCCTGCAATCTCGACGGGCGTGTTCTCGGGGCCAGGCCGGATGCAGACGATGCACACATCTTCGCCGTTGTCGTTTCTGGCGTAGTGCGTCTTCCCGCCAGCCTCTCGGCACCACACGTCGTCAGCCGGGATCAGCTTCAGGTGCGAAAGCGCCTGCACATACTCGGCCTCGGACAAGCACAAGCACAGGTACGGCCCAGGCCATGCAATGCGTCGGTCGAGCCATCTCGTCTTCATCGACCCCTCGCAAACGGGCTGACCATCGGCAGCGGGTCGACGGGCTTCGCCTCCTTCGCTGGCGCCGTGATCGCCGGGAACAGCTCGGCCAGCGCCCAGATCAGCGCGTCGGCCCGGTTCGGGCTGCGCGGGCCGGTGTAGCCGAACGTCGAGAACGCGGACAGCTCGTCTTCCAGCGCCGTGAACATGCCGACGTGTCGCACCTTGCCCTGCTCGTACAGGGCCGAGAACGGCTCGGCGCGGACGTGCTTGCCGCGGCTGGCCGACACCTTGCGGAACGGCGTGCGCGGCCTGGCGACCTGAATGGTCTGCTGCACCATCGCCCCGCCGTAGTTGACCTCACCGACCACGCAATCGGCGCTGTGCCGGTCAAACGCGGACACGGCCACACGCCCCCATGTTCCAGGCCCAGCCTTGACGGTGCAGTCCTCAAGCACGTAGGCCGCGCCATCGGTGCCGAGGCCGACGACCACGATGCCGATCTCGTCCTGGTCGGCGTTGTCGGCATCGTCCGCGCCTGACGGGTCGACGGCCACGACGACGCGCGTCAGCGTCGGCAGCGCGCCGTCCAGTACGCGCCATCGCTCGATGTGCTCGTCAGGAAACAGCGCGGACGGGTTCGCGTCAGCAAACCGGCCTTCGAGGAATCGCGCCCGCATCCGCGCCGGCATGCTCTCAAGCTGCGCCAGGTACTCGGGCGACAGGTTCGCGGCGTTGTCCTTCGGGTTGATCTGGACGCTGGCGTAGTCGTCGGGCCGCGGCAGCGCCTGCTTCGTGTCCGGGTCAATCTTCTGCACGAACCGGCGATACGTCCAGTGCGCCTTGTTCGGCGGGTTGCAGTCGTAGTAGGCGCGCAGTTTCAGCAGCTCACTGGCCTTGCCGTCGATGTGGACCGGCGCACGCTGCGCAAGCCGGGTCAGTGCGGTGTCCACGCTGCCGACCGGGATCTGCGAGCACTCGTTGAAGTACAGCGTGGCGAACTCTTGGCCAAGAATCTTCTCGGTGCGGTCCTTATCGTCCAGGCCCGCAAACCAGACTTGTGACCCGCCAGGCAGCGACCAGTACCCGTCGATCTTGTGCAGTTCGTACTCGACGCCCGGGAACGCGGCGCGCATGACCTTCGGAAAGGTGTCCAGCACGATAGACGCGACAAGGTGCGACAGCCGGAAGCGGAAGATGCAGTGCCGACTGGCTGGCGCCTTCAGGGCGCGCATGATGACGTTGCGCGTAAGCAGGAAGGTCTTGCCGCTGCGCGACCCGCCGAACAGCATGAGATGCGTTGCCGGCCCGGCCAGCACCTGCTGCGCCTCCTGCTGGCGCGCGGTGAGCTCGAACGTCACAGCTCGGCGTCTTCCTTCGACAGTTTCAGCACGATGGCGCCGCCCTTTCCTTCGCCGGCAATGGTGAGCGGCAGCACCTTGGCCAGCAATCCGGCGTAGGCCTTCACGTCCTCCTGCGCCACGCGCCGCAGGTAGCCGGTCAAACCGTCCTTGCCATTGCCGTCCTGACCGACCTGTTCAGCAGCCAGCAGGATGGCTTCCTTCAGGGTGCGGGTGGTCTTGTTCGGGATTCCAGCCGGCCGACCGATGCCGGCGCGCGGCGGTTTGCGCTTGCCAGAAGGCGTCAGTTCTTTCGTGCTCATCCCTGCACCTCCCTCGCCACCGCCGCCCACGCCTGAACCGACCCCTCGACCGTCCAGCCGTAGTCGGTCCACATCTCCGCGCGCTGGTGCGTGAGCTGCACCGACACCGGCCACACCGCCCGCCACTCGTCGCGGTCCTGGCGGAAGAACAGCACCGGCAGCGCCTTCGCCCGCTCGGCCTGCTCCACCGCCTGCGCCCACCATGCGCGGATATCGCCACGCTGGGCACGCCTGTGGCGCTTGCACTCGACCGACCATCCGGGCACGCCCTCGATGTCGCTGTCGCCGTCGTGCTGCCTGACGCGGCGGCGTGCGTCCCAACCGGTCAGGTCGTGGATCAGCGCAGCGAGTTCCCGCTCGCCGGTTTTGCCCTTGGTGCGTTGGCTGGCGCTCATGCTCCAACCCGCTGCGCATACTGAATGCGCCCCTCGCATGCCCACTGATCGCCCTCGCGCCGAATCGGCGGCACCATGAGCTGCACGCGCTGGCCGTGCGGGATCACGCGGCGCTCGCACAGCACGCAAGGCGGCAGCGGCTTGCCGGCCATGCCTGTGCGGCCGTGGCAGCGTCGAGATACGTCAAGCGAAACCATCCTTGTCCTTCCATGTCAATCGCGCCGCCGCCGCGCGGGACGGACGGCTGGCCCCTGGCCGGCTGGAAACTCCACCCGGAGGCCCCCCTACCCCCACGGCGATCCGTGTGGATGGGAGGGCTTCGGCTCCACCCCGCTTTCGCGGTGTCCCACCTTGTGCAGCGTCCGGTTGGCCACCCGCTACACCCCCGACCGTGGGAATTCGG